ACAAATACAACATTTACTTCATCTTTTAATCTTAATGATGATATTAAAATAGATGGAAAAATTTATAAAGTATTATCTATTACTAGTAATACTGTATTAACATTAGATAGAGTTGCTGATACAGCAAATACTCAAAATGGATTAAGTTATTTTATAGGTGGTATCTCTGCAGCTAATTTAGCTGCTGCAACAACTATTAATAGAACTAGTCAATCAAATGTTAAATTTATAAATTTTGAATCTACAGGTGGTTTAAATGGTACTATTTATGGTGTAGATGGAGCAAACAAAATCTTTGAATTTTTTATAGATGATAATAGTAAATATCATTTTCAAGAATTAGAAAGGTCTTCTCCAGTAGGATGTTCATTAATAGAAAGATATGCTGAAAGAATTATTGTAGCTGGTAACACAACTAGTCCTAGTACAGTATTTTATAGTACTAGATTAAAACCTTATGACTTTGAAGGTGCTTCTGCTGGTTCAATTGATGTAGGAGATATAATAACAGGTATTAAAGTATTTAGAAATTCATTAATTATATTTTGTAAAAATAGCATATATGAGTTGACAAACCTTGATTCTACTCCTATAATTAAATCAGTAACTAAAAATATAGGTTGTGTAAGTGGTAACTCTATTCAGGAGATAGGTGGAGATTTAATCTTCTTAGCACCTGATGGATTAAGAACAGTTGCTGGTACAGCTAGAATTGATGATGTTGAATTAGGTTCTATCAGTAGAAAAATTTTACCTTTAGTTAATGAACTATTAAATAATTTTGCTGCATTTACAATATCTAGTATTGTAATTAGAGAACGAAGTCAGTATAGATTATTTTATTATCGAACAGGTGAAGCTGATTCTGGTCAAAGAGGAATTATTGGAACATTTAAATATAGTTCTGAAGGTATCCCTGCTTTTGAATGGAGTCAAACAAAAGGAATGCCTGTAAAATTTTGTACTTCTAATTTAAATAGTACAGGTACAGAAATAATTTTTCATTCAGATGAATCAGGATTTGTTTATCAACATGATGTTGGTAGTAGCTTCAATGGAAGTAATGTAGTAGCAGAATTTCAAACACCAGATATGGACTATGGTGATAATGGTTTAAGAAAAAGTTTATATAAAGTAAAGGTTAATATTGAACCTGAAGGAATACAAAACGATTTAAATTTAATTATTAAATACGATTTTGAAAGTTCTGAAGTTCCTCAACCTAGTAACTTTAATGTTGGACAATTATCTGCTCCTTCTTTATTTGGTTCAGCAGTTTTTGGTACATCAAAATTTGGTACAGCTACATTACCAAGTAAAAGTGTTTTAGTAAATGGAAGTGGTTTTTCTAATAACTTTAAATTTTTTAGTAATGATACTAATGCTCCATATTCAGTAAATGGAATGTTTGTTTCTTTTATAGCAGGAGGAAGAAGATAAATTATGGCAGGATATACTAGACAAAGTTCATTAAATAATGGTGATACTATAACAGCACTTTTATTTAATAATGAATACAATCAACTTTTAGCAGCATTTAATAATACTACAGGACACAAACATGATGGTACTGCTGCAGAAGGTCCAGTTATAGGATTAATCGGAGACCCTGGTTTAACAACTCCTTTAAATAAAATTTTAATTGATAGCACTAATGACTTAATTGAATTTTCAATTGATGTTAGTGGTACATCAACAGAACAATTTAGATTACAAGATGGTGCAATTATACCAACAACAGATAATGATATTGATTTAGGAACATCTTCTTTAGAATTTAAAAATGCTTTCTTTGATGGTACAGTTACATTAGATGGTTTAGTAATTGGTTCAGCTACTTCTATTACAGATGTAGATATAGATTTAAATGCAGTATCAGGAAGTGATGATACATTAGCTAGTGCAAAAGCTATTAAGACTTATGTAGATGCACAAGTAACAGCAAGTGATTTAGATTTCTCTGGTGATGCTGGTGGTTCTCAAGCAGTTGATTTAGATTCACAATCATTAACATTAACTGGTGGAACTGGTATTAATACTACTGGCTCTGCACAGACTATGACTTTTGCAATTGATAATACAGTTGCAACATTAACAGATACTCAAACACTATCAGCTAAAACTTTAACAAGTCCAGTATTAGATACTTCAATTAGTGGAACAGCTTTTTTAGATGAAGATAATATGGCATCTAATTCTGCAACTAAACTTGCATCTCAACAATCTATTAAAGCATATGTTGATGCAACAGTAACAAATGAAAATTTAGATTTTCAAGCAGATTCAGGTGGACCATTAGAAATTGATTTAGATTCAGAAACTTTAACACTAGCTGGTGGTACAGGTATAGATACTGTTGGAGCTGGTAATGGTGTTACATTTTCTATAAATAATACTGTAGCTACTTTAACAGATACTCAAACACTAGCAGCTAAAACTTTAACAAGTCCAGTATTAAATAGTACAATTTCTGGTACATCTATTAAAGATGAAGATAATATGTCTTCAGATTCAGCTAGTCATTTAGCTACTCAACAATCTATTAAAGCTTATGTAGATACACAAGTAGCAACAGTTCCAGTTGGAGATATTACTTCAGTTGTAGCAGGTGATGCATTAACTGGTGGTGCTACTTCTGGTGCAGCAACTTTAAATGTAGCTACAGATAATTCATCAATAGAAATAAATTCAGATGCATTAAGAGTAAAAGCATCAGGTATTACTAATGCAATGTTAGCAGGTAGTATTGATAGTACAAAAATAGCTAATGGCAATGTTTCTAATACAGAGTTTCAATATTTAGATGGAGTAACTTCAGCTATTCAAACACAGTTAAATACTAAAGCTACTGCAGGATTTGCTGTAGCAATGGCAATTGCACTTTAGTGTTGACTTCTAAGGAAGTTACCTATATAATAAACAACAAGGAGAAAATATAAAAATGGCACAGGATTTTGAATCAACAGGTACTCAAATCACAAATTCTGAAACTGTTTTATTAACTGCAAATTCTGATGATGCAATCATTGGTTTAAGATTAGCTAATATTACAGCAAGTTCAGTAACTGTAGATATATACATTGATAAAGGTGGAGCAGGAACTGATAGATATATTGCAAAAACTTTAAGTATTCCACCATCAAGTTCAATTGAATTAATTCAAGGTGGAGCTAAAATAGTTTTACAAAATGCAGATGTACTATATGGTATAGCTAGTGCTGCATCAAGTGTAGATGCATGGTTAAGTAGAGTAGATAGTATTAGTACATAATAATAGGAAACAATATGTCAGATATTAATGGAACAGTATATGTAGGTGATATACCTGCATCAGAAAATATTTATCATCATGCAGAAGTGCTAGATAAAAAAATGCAAATTGAATCTGCAGTCCTTGCAGGTCCAGTAACTTTTACAGAAACTGTTACAGTAACAGGAACATTGGTAATAGTATAATGTCACAATTAGAAGTAGATAAAATAATACCACAATCAGGAACTACCTTAACTATTGGTGATAGTGGAGATACTATTACTATAGCTAGTGGTGCTACTTTAAGTGGAAATTTAAACGCAGATAATTTGACAAGTGGTACAGTACCAGATGCTAGAATTACTGGAACATATACTGGTCTTACAGGATTAGATTTAACTGATAACAGTAAAATAAGATTAGGAACTGGAAACGATTTAGAAATTTATCATACTGGAACACAATCAGTAATTTCTGATGTTGGTAGTGGTAATCTAAATTTAGAAGGAGATGCAAAAATTGTTTTAAGAAGTTCTGGTGGTTCTGAAAATTATGCACAATTCTTTAAAGATGGTGCAGTAGAACTTTATTATGACAACGCAAAGAAATTTGAAACAACATCTGATGGTGTAGCAGTTACAGGAGGTCAAATTCGTACCCCTAGTTCAGCTAGTACACTTTCAATACAAGGTGGTTCTACTTATCCAGGTGCTAAAATTCAAATGGCAGGTGGACAAGCAAGTTCAAATCCAGGAACAATTATATTCTTAACTGATGATGGTAATGTTTCAAATGTATCAGAGAGAGCTAGAATTGATGATGATGGAAATTTCTTTGTTGCAACAACAACTGAAGCTAGTGATGATGTTGGTCATGCTTTATTAGCAA